ATCGGGTAGAGAATTAAAGAATGTTCTTATGATGATGAAACGAGATGGGTTAGACAGAATTATCGGTGAAACTAGGTATCCAGATTATTTAATACCTTTTAAGAAACTGATAGATAGAGAAAAACAATTTATTAACGATTAAAAACAAAAACATGACCGCTACAAACCAAACAGCGAAAAAATTTGATGAACCTTTAAGATTTGAATTCTTATTTTGCATCAACAACCACATTATCTGTCAAAGATACTTCAATGTACGTGATTACAACGAAGATGTTTTACAGTCATTAGAATTAAAAGAATTAGTTGATTCAATTGCAGGTACTAACGAAGCAATTGGACCAATGGGAATCATCCCAACATTCTTAAAAGAAAAATCAGTTGATTTTCTTTGGAATAGTTTCGACCCATATGCTGAACCAGCAATGAATTTAGACCCATCAAGTAAAAATGATGTTTTTTCATTTGAAATCAAGGTAGATAAGAATTCAGTGGCAAAAACCGAGTTTTCTGGTGATGTGTATCCTAAAAAAGTAAAATACATGGTGGATATCAAAGAATTGATACCATCAATAATGGCTGAAATTCGCACTGTTTTCAGTCAAAAAAAATATTCGAAAGTTAAGCCTTATGTAACGGCTTACGATATTTATTATAACAAGGTTTCAGAATAAAGTGTAAATGTTTATATGGCAAAAATTGAAAGAAATACTTTAGAATTTTTAGGACATGAGTATCAAGTAAGATTGGTAGCTCAAGTTTTAACTGATAAAAAATTTGCCAATAACATTGTCGATATCCTAGACCCCAATTATTTCAAACAAGAATCCGTAAGATTAATCGTAGCTACGATTAAAGAAGCTAAACAAACAGAAGACATTATTCCTGATTTTGGTAGCTTAAGGATTCGAGTTTTAGAAAATATCACTTCAGATATGCAGAGGAAATTAGTCCTCTCGCATATCGAAGAGATAGAGAAAGCAAGTTTACACGACACCGAAAAAATACAATCAGTAGCACTTAACTTTTGTAAGCAACATGAGTTAAAGAAGGCAATTAAGAGGATTGACAAAATTATTGACAACGGTGATAACTATGAAGAGTGTGAAACAATACTTCGTAAAGCTCTAGAGCATGGGGATAGTAAAGATGATGGTATGGACATTTACGAAAACATCGAAAGTGTTTTAGCTGAAGACTTCAGAAAACCAATACGAACAGGTATTAGCGGTTTAGATGAAGCAATGGATGGTGGTCTATCTAAAGGTGAATTAGCAATCATCTTAGCACCATTTGGTGTTGGTAAAACAACAATGATGACAAAGATTGCGAACACAGCGTTTCGTGATGGTCATAAGGTTTTACAAATTTTCTTTGAAGATATGCCTAAGGTTATTCAAAGAAAACACTTAGCTTGCTGGTCTGGTCATGACCTTAATTCTTTAACAGAACACAAAGAAGAATTAATGGACATTGCACGTCAGATGGAAGAGTCAGCTAAGATTGGTAAAGGTATTCTTAAATTGAAAAAGTTTTCTAGTGACGGAACAACCATACCAATTATTAGGCAATATATCAGAAAGTTGATTGCCACTGGTTTTAGACCTGATATAGTTATCTTAGATTACATCGATTGTGTTGAACCATCAAAAAAGTTTGATGACGTTAATGCTGGTGAAGGTAGTGTTATGAGACAGTTTGAAGCTATGCTTTCAGACTTAGACATTGCTGGATGGACAGCTGTTCAAGGAAATAGAAGTTCAATTAAAGCAGATTTAGTAGAAGCTGACCAAATGGGTGGTTCTATTAAGAAAGCACAAATTGGACACTTCGTTGTATCTATTGCAAAAACTCTTGACCAAAAGAAAGATAATACAGCTACAATGGCTATTTTAAAATCTCGTTTCGGTCAATCAGGTCTTGTTTTCTCTGACATATTATTTGATAATGCAAAAGTTCAAATAGATATGAATAAGGGACTCAATGTAGGAAGAAGTCAAGTGGATTACAAGAATGATAAGCAAAAATCAGATATGGCTGATTTGAAGCAAATGATGGAAGCCGCAAGCAAAGCTTTAAAAGATTGATGTGGTCTGTTGTAACGTGCAGAAAAAGTAAAAATAACTTAAAAACAAATGATTAAAAATTATAATGGATTTATCAACCAGTATTCTGTCGGACATAACTGTCCATATGAAATATGCTAAATATATACCTGAACTACAAAGAAGAGAAACATGGTATGAGCTTGTAACAAGAAATAAAGAAATGCATCAAAGGAAGTATCCTCACATTAAAGATGAAATTGAGGTTGCTTATAAATTAGTTTACGATAAAAAAGTACTACCATCGATGCGTTCATTACAGTTCGGTGGCAAGCCAATTGAAATAAGCCCTAACAGGATTTATAATTGTGCTTATTTGCCAATTGATGATTGGAGAGCTTTCGGTGAAACAATGTTCCTTCTTTTAGGTGGTACAGGTGTTGGGTATTCAGTACAAAAACATCACGTAGAACAATTACCTGAGATACGTAAACCTAAAACAAACAGAACTAAAAGATTTTTAATTGGAGATTCAATTGAAGGTTGGGCTGATGCTATCAAAACGCTTATGAGAGCGTATTTTGAGGGCCTTTCAACACCAGAGTTTGATTTTTCTGATATTAGAGCAAAGGGTGCTCTTTTAGTAACTAGTGGTGGTAAGGCACCAGGACCTCAACCCCTTAAAGACTGTATTCATAACATCAAAAAAATTCTTGATGCGAAAGAAGATGGTTCAAAATTAACTCCATTAGAAGTACATGATATCGTTTGTTTTATTGCTGATGCTGTATTAACTGGTGGTATTCGTAGAGCTGCGTTAATCTCATTATTCTCTTTAGATGATGAAGAAATGTTAGCTTGTAAATTTGGTGCATGGTGGGAATTAAACCCTCAACGTGGTAGAGCTAATAACTCAGCTGTTATTCTTCGTCATAAAATTACAGAAGATAAATTCTTTGAACTATGGAAGAAGATTGAGGAGTCAGGTTCAGGTGAACCAGGTGTGTATTTCTCGAACGATAAAGACTGGGGTACAAACCCATGTTGTGAGATTGGTTTAAGACCTTATCAATTCTGTAACCTTTGTGAAATTAATGCTTCAAACATTACATCACAAGAAGACTTAGAAGAACGTGTTAAGGCTGCGTCATTAATTGGAACTCTTCAAGCTGGTTACACTGATTTCCACTACTTACGTGATGTATGGAAACGTACAACTGAAAAAGATGCTCTTATCGGTGTTGGTATGACAGGTATTGGTTCAGGTGCGGTATTAAATTACGATTTAGAGGCAGCTGCTAAAGCGGTTCTTAAAGAAAACGCAAGAGTTGCTAAGTTAATCGGTATTAACAAATCTGCTAGAACTACAACTGTTAAACCATCTGGTACTTCTTCATTGGTTTTAGGTACGGCATCAGGTATACATGCATGGCATAATGACTATTACGTTAGACGTATCCGTGTAGGTAAAAATGAAGCGATTTATACTTATTTATCGATTTATCACCCAGAATTGGTTGAGGATGAGTTCTTTAAACCAAAAGAACAAGCGGTTATTTCGGTACCTGTTAAGGCACCAGAAGGTTCAATTTTCCGTTTTGAGTCACCAATGGAGCTTTTAGAACGTGTAAGGTTATTCAATACCGAATGGGTTAGAGCTGGTCACAGAGATGGTCAAAACACTCATAACGTATCTGTAACCGTTTCAATTAAGAAAGAGCCTGAAATGGTCACTAAATTGGACGAGAACGGTATTCAATTACTAGACCATAACGGTCAACCAATCTTAGAACCAAGAAGAGATAATGATGGTGAAGTAGTTTACAAAGTAAATGAATGGCCAGCAGTTGGTGAGTGGATGTGGGCTAATAGAGGTACATTTAATGGTATTTCGGTATTACCTTATGACGGTGGAACGTATATTCAAGCTCCTTTCGAAGACTGTAGTAAAGATACATACGATAGAATGATGAAATCATTATCAAATGTTGATTTAACTAAGGTTATAGAGATTACCGATAACACAAATCTTTCTGGTGAAGCGGCATGTGCAGGTGGTGCATGTGAAGTAGATATCCAAAAAACTGATTTAGTTAAGAACAACTAATAAAAACTAAATTTTACATACAAAAAGGCCCTTTTTAGGGCCTTTTTTATTTCCCATTTATTTACTTACAAAAATCTTTTAGTATCATATTTATGTAATAAACAGTAATATGGCTAAGGGAAAAT